GGTATCAAAACCTTTTTTACTTCTGGTACTAAAGGTGCTAAAGCACTTAAGATTGCGTTTGCTTCGACAGGTATTGGTTTACTCGTAGTAGCCATTGTCAGCTTAATCGACTACTTTAAGGATACTGAAGAAGGTTCGAGAGCTCTTACAGTAGCTTTTGAGTCAGTTGGTGTTATCATCAATATGTTGATCGATAGTATCGCTAGCTTTGGAGGTAAAATAGTTGAGGCCTTTACTAATCCTAAAGAAGCCATCTTAGGATTCTATGATACACTTAAAGAATTTGTTATTGACAAAGTCGAACAACTAATCGAAGGTATCGGTCTCTTAGGCTCAGCTATCGCAGCTGTCTTCGAAGGTGAGTTTGGTAAAGCTGCTGACTTAGCTACCGAAGGTTTTACAAAGATTGCTGATTCAGCATTGGCTCTCAATCCATTGACAGCTGTAGCTTATCAATTAGGTCAGACTATAGTCAACGATGTAGTACCTGCAGTCAAAGCTGCAGTTACAGCTACCAATAACTTGGTTAAGTCTCAGCGCGCTCTAAGAGATTTACAACAGGAACTTATAGTAGAGAACGCACAGCTGACCAAATCACTCGAGGTGAATCAGAAGGTAGCAGAAGATACTACACTAGCCTATGATGAAAGAGCTGCAGCACTCGAAAAGGTAAATGAGGCTAACATAGCTTTGGCTGCTAACGCAGCTGAGTTGGCTGCAGCCGAAGAGTTAGCGATTCGCAATGAATTGGCCTTAGCTGATGCGTATGAAGACAGAGAAGAATTAGAGACTCAACTTGCAGAAGCTACAGCTACTCGTATTGAGACTGAGACTGCACTTGAACTCAAGAAACAAGAAGCAGCCAAGCTTTCTAGAGAATTAGAGTTAGAAGAGTTAGATCGTCAGAGAAGTATCGCAGATACGATCAAACAATTGCAAAATGAAACTATACAAGACGAAGAAGAAGCTGCGAGGAAAGGCTTAGAATTAGCTGAGGAGCAAACTCTACGAGAGCTTGATAACCTAAGAGCTACTGAAGAAGAGAAAGAGGCAGTACGTGAGCAATTTAGAATACTAAGAGAGCAATCAGAAGCTGAGTTTGCTGCTAAGCGTAAAGAGTTAGCTGATAAAGAAGACGACGAAGCCAAAAATAGAGCTCAAGAAGAATTAGATCTAGAAAAAGAAGTACAATTAAAAAAGTTAGAGTTAACAGCATCTGCTTTTAGTGCTCTTGGTGCTTTAGCCCAAGCTTTTGCCTCAGAAGATGAAGAGAGAGCCGAAAAGAACTTTAAGATACAAAAAGCTTTGAGTTTAGCACAAGCTACAGTAGCAGGCACTGAGGCTGTACTTAATGCATATAATACTGCACAAAAGTCGCCAATTACAACACTATTCCCAGCATATCCAGTTATACAAGCTGGTTTAGCAGGTGCATTTGCTGCTGCACAGATAGCCACCATCGCACGATCTAAGTTTAAAGGTAGTAATCCATCGCCAAGTGTAACAGATGCTGGTGGTGGTCAACCCAGTTATGATCCTACAGCTGCCATAAACACTAGAAACGAAGAACTAACTGGCTTACAAGATCCTGGAGCTGCTATAACACCAGGTGGACAAAATCAACAACCAATTAGAGCATACGTCGTAGCTACTGAGGTGACCTCAGCGCAAGAGGCGAATGCACAAATAGATAACTTAGCAACATTATGAGCGAGAAGATAGACAAAATAGTAGAACTAGGTATCGATATCGATGACATGGACCAAGAGTTGTTTGAAGACCTTGGTGTAGATGTGATATCCCTAGTAGAAAATCCAGCCATTGAGGTTGATTTCTTAGCATTTAAAAATCAAGAATTTGTAGATCCTGTAGCAGGTGAGACTGAGGATGAGTTTATAGGTCGTTGTATGAGCGAGCTTGACGCTGAGTTTCCTGATGCTGAACAAAGATTAGCAGTTTGTTACCAATACTGGGAAGGTGAAGAGGAATTAGCTAAGAAGAAGAAAAAGAAATCACAGTATGCAACAGAAGAAGAACAAGAAGCCATCTTGGCTTTTGCACGAGAAGCGGGAGAGCCCATTATGGCAGAAGATACTATATTGGATCTTAGCGGTGCTGAGTTTAATACAGTTAGTAATGTGCTCGACGCCATCAAAGGGCTCGACATCCTTAATAGACTCACAATCAAAGAAGGCGAACCTGCCGAGACCCGTTACATGTATACGGGTCCAAGAGCTGAGCGAAAGTTTTGTCGAGCAATGCAACGACTCAACCGTTTGTTTACTAGGCAGGAGATAGCAGAGATGATGAACATTAATCGTGACTTTGGTCATGATGGCGCAGCATACTCTAAGTGGTCATTTAAAGGAGGACCTAATTGTAAGCATTTTTGGAGTGAGGTAGCAGTCTTTAAAGGCACTGATGGTCGTAAAGTTATTATCAACAAAGGACCAGCTACTGGACGTGCTGGTGTAGCTCCTTATGATCAACCTAAACATGGTTACTATTCACAACAGTTCGCGTTGGACGAGGATAAAAGAATCGCTGTTGGACCTGTAATGATTCCAAACAAAATGATTCTTAGACGCGATGAAGAAGGTAATGCATATTACGTTTACTTTACCAAAAAGACCATTGCTAAAATGGCTGAGAAGTTCTTGGCTAACAATAAGCACAACAACACAGACGTCGAACATGATGGCAATGTCAAGACAGAGAATACTCTACTTGAATCTTGGATCACTGCAGATATGGTTAGGGATAAAGCGGCCACTTACGGATTTGCAGTACCTCCTGGTACATGGATGGCCTCATACAAAATCAACAACGACGCAGACTGGCAAGCAATTAAAGAAGGGAACGTTCGAGGTTTTTCTCTTGCCGGGAATTTCTTGGAAAGATTCAAGCCACAGCCTCAACTAACTGAGGATGATGAGCGTTTAGCTGAAATAAAGAAGATACTACGCGATGTTCAGTGATGAGAATGTAAACGTAATCAACTTAGGTGCCTTAGGTACTGTTGTTTTAGATTTAGAGACTACATTGACTATATTAACTTTGCTAACAGCAATTATACTTAATATAGCTAAGATCTATAAAAATGTCAAAGATGCTAAAAAAGTGTCAAAAGACAAATAATAATATATAATACTGCAATAACGCAAACAAATTCTAATACTATGAACGCAAACGAAGCAATTAACAAAATCAAGTTGATGCTCGGGCTTAACGAGGAGACGACTCCTGCTATTCCTGAACCAACTATTGAGAATGTTGAATTAGCTGAAAGCACACTAGTTGACGGAACTGTCGTCAGAGTTGACGGTGAGTTTGAGCCAGGAAAATCTATCTTCGTCGTAACCGAAGAAGGTGATGTACCAGCGCCAGATGGAGCCCACGAAACTACTGATGGTTTAATCGTAACTACCGAAGGTGGAGTTATTGTATCAATTGAAGAAAAAGCTGCTGAAGAGGCACCAGCCGAAGAAGAGACTGTTGTAGTCGAAGAAGCTTCTGCTGAGTTCTCTGAGGACTTTGTCAATTCTATCGTTGATACACTAAAGCCAGCTCTCGAGCAGATCGATGCACTCCGCAACGAGATCGCTAGCTTGAAGTCACAATTCAACGCATTCTCTGAGGCACCTGCCACTAAGAAAATCACAAACAATCTAGCTGACTACAAGGCTAACGCGGCTACACAGCATGAAGCTCGCTTTAACGCACTCAAGCAGATTAGAAGAAATTCACTAAACAAATAATTTAACTATGGCTTACGATTTAACAGGTCTATCAGCTTATACAGACGAGCTATCATTTGAGCTTATCTCTAAAGTTGTATTACAAACAGATCTCGCTCAGTACGTTAATGTACGTGCAGGTTTGAAAGGGATGAACGTTAAGATCCCACTCCTTTCTGGAGATTTCGTTACCGCAGACGGTTTAACTTGCGGATTCGATGGTTCTGGTAATAACACCGACATCACTCAGGTTGACATGGAATTGGTTTCTAAAAAGTACAACCAAGCTCTATGCCCAACTTCTCTACAAGAGTACTTCATGGGTCAAGCACTTGCTGCAGGTCAAATGGCTGGCAACGAGTCTATTCCTTACGAAGAAATGACTGCTAACTACTTTGTTGAGCGTCTAACTAAGTGGAACGAGGACTTCTTAACTCAAGGTGACGGTGCTGTCAACGGTCTAGAAGGTATCGTACAAGTTGCTAACGGTGCAGTTGCTCAAACAACTGTTGTTCCAGCTGCTTGGACTGCTTCTAACGCTATCGCACAAGCTCAGTCATTGTACGAAGCACTTCCAGAGAAGTCAATCAACAGAGACGACCTAATCATGGTTGTATCTCCAGCTTACAAGAGATCACTAGCTCTAGCTATCACTCAGCAGAACTACTTCCACATCTCACCATCTGACGAGATCTTCGTCCCAGGTACTAACGTACGTGTTGTTGAGAACTCAGGTCTTTCTGGTCGTGACTACGCTATGTGCGGCCCAGCATCTATGATCATCATGGGTACTGACTTAACTGGTGATTTCGAGCAGTTCAAGTTGTTCTACTCTGAGTCTAACGACGAAGTTAGAGCTATCATGCGCTGGAAGATCGGTGTTGCGGTAACTGAAGTTGACGCATTCTCTGAGAACACACTATAATAAACCAACAAAAAAAACTTACTAACAAATGCCTTGTGAAATTACATCAGGAATCAGCTTAGATTGCAGAGATAACGCAGGTGGTATCGAGTATGCTTACATACTAGACGCTACAGGTCAAGATATCACTGTAACTGAAGCTGCAGGCGTAGTAAGTGCAATCTCTGTTGGTGCTACATCTATCACTACTCTATCAGGTGATATGTTCTTGTTCGATCAAGTTCGCCAAACAGCGAACATGACTGAGACTGGAACTTTCTCTGATGAGAATGGTACTGTGTTCTTTAGCAATGTTGTCAACCTAGTTTTCAATAAGCTAGAAGCAACTAAGCTACAGCAGTTGACG